CTCGTGCAAGATATCGTCGAGAATGACGACATCATCGCCAAGGACATAAAACGATCCGTTATGTTTATAACCATTAAGGTAATATAGTAACAGACCGTGACACAAGGCGAATGAACCAAAAGAAGGATACAAACCTAATGGTTGCCCCTTCTTCCATGAAATGTACTTGTCCTTGTACTGCCAATCAGACCGTGAAAGATCTTCAAAAAGATCAATAGCGTCCTGTCGGTAGAACATTGACCGTAAGACCGAAATCTGTAGGTCAAGCGGAAAGTAATCCGTTGCACCAGTCAAATCCACAGCATAAGCCATATGGCCCTGCCGAAGATGAGATTGGATTTCTGCAAACGGAGCACTCTGATTATGAGTACAATCCCATGGTAACCCCCGTAAAAGATCATAAATTTTTGATCCAAACGGTCTCAAGGCTTGTTGGAACACCCTACAAGGATTGGCCACAGCTCTAAGCTTGTAGCCTGCCTCTTGGATTAACCCAATTTTGCCTACGGAGAAACGGAAAGGTTTGGGATAAACCCCTAACTTACAACGTTTCGAAACACCACGCAGTACTGGTTGAATCAGAGCATAATACTTCTGATAATAACCATAACCTTGATGCGTACCGAAGATATAATCAACGGATGCATTTAGGAGCTGCTCATCCTCAGGAAAACTTTTACCCGATGGATGTGGTGCCCGTCTAGTATTAGATACTGGATAAGTGGTTAATGGTTCAGGATCCTGATATCCAAGCTTTTTAGGAAACAGGATCTCGGATGCACGAATTAGTCCTTCAGTTATATCAGACGGAACCTGTACAGGTTTCGCTGATACACCATCCAAGAACTTACGTTCTTGCTTAGGAGTTACATCCTTTGCATAAAGGGTGGTGTACAATTGCAATAATTGTATAACACGGGACCACCTCCTCCAATCTCGCTTACACCAAGTTTCCAGACCCTTTAAAGGTCCTCTGAAACCAGAGGTGGACTTTGCAATCCACTGAGAACACGGTGGCAACCCTGCTTTCATTCGAATGAAATCAAGCTTGATTGCCTTAAACCGTTCACACGTCCATTCTTCACCGGAACATTTAGTCCAAGTGTTGAACTGGCGTATGATAGGCATAAACAGGTATGGAGGTATTTTCAAAGCAGATGCGTATGCTGTAAGAGCCTTTGTATTATCTTTCATAATAATACTCCTTTTGGATGTGTTATTGATAATACGTGCTCGAACAGAAACACGTAGGTTTAACCATCAAATAGATCATGAAACAACGCACGAATCTCGTTTCCCCAGATGAACTTCCGTTCACCTAGAGATAAGATACGGCTAACGAGCAATTCGTTAACCGCTTGCAACTCTGCAATATCATTTCGCAAGAGACGCAAATCTTCATCCTCCTCTCTTTTCAATTCGATCTCAAAATCGATCCGAGAAGATAGACGAGACTGTAAGAAAGATAGGATATCATTCTTACGTTGCGAATCAGGCAAAGATTTTGCTTTGTCTAGTAAAGATTGGAATTCACGAGTTTCCTCGAGAATACG